AATGATTTTTATGTTAAAGCTGCAGCGCTCGATGATGCAGTTGGTATTGGTAACGGTTATATCCCTACAGCAAGATTAAAAGAGACTGCTAAAAGTTACGCAGATTTAACAAGACGTGGAGTTGTACCTGTGGGAGATGGTCAAGTAATAGGAGGATTACAACAAGCGCCAGATTTCGAACAATTTTTAATGAGTTTTGAAGGTTTACCAGAATACATAAATGCTTTCCAATTTAGAAATTTACAAAAAACATTTAATCAAAAATGGGGAGAGTACGCTAGTAAATATGGTGTAAAAGAAAATGACACAGCTGCATCACATGCTTTTCCGTTTAAAAAAGCTTTAGAAGAGGGATTAAATGATATTCAACACTGGAGACTACCTGTTGGTCAAGGAGGTGTACCAGATCCAGCTCTTGTAAAACAAATGGAGCTTGTAAAACAATCTCTAATTATTGCAAACGAAAATTTTGCACCTATGGCTACTTTGTATAAGTCACCTGTAGCACAACAATTTTCACAGGTTGATAGAGCCATGTTTATACAAGGTGCGGTAGAGAATCAAGGATGGATCTATGATGATCAATTAGCACAACAATTATTTGATACTTTTTTTACAAGACCAAGTGCAAGAGCTTTAGAAGACTTAAGCAAAATAGTTACAAGAAATGCAGATCCAAACGCAGATCCTCTAAATAGAGCTGCCAGAGTTTATATGAATCAATTGTTTGAACAATCAGCTGATTCAATACCTTACAATATTAAAACTGGTAGTATTGAGAATTTAGCATTTCAACAAAAAGAATTTTTGAGTAAAGCAGGTGTAAGTCAAGAAGCTTTCAAGACTAATATTGTTACTTCTAATCCAGATATTAGAATGATTAATATATTCAATCCTACAAAATTTAGAAATAGTTTAAAACTAGAAACTCAAGACGGTAAGCAGTTTATGCTAGAACTTTATAGTAAAATGATTAATCCAAGCACAGGAAAAGCTTATGGTCAAGAGGGTGCTAAAGCTGCGTTAGAAAATCTTAACAAAATATTAGACATTGCACAAATAGGATATGATACAAAAATTGCTGAAACTGCACAGTTTGTTGCACGTAGAGCGGTATTAGGTGGTAGAGGAGCTATTTTAGGCGCATTTATAGCTACAAACTTTGCAGGTGGACCACTTGCAGGTTTGACTATGGCTTTCTTAGCTAGACACCAGGCTAAAATTTTGTCTGATCCACAAAAATTAGCAAACCTTGTTAACATGGCCGATGATACTTTAAGTGATAAAATTAGGAGATCTAACTATGTAAGATTATTTAGAGCAATATACCCAGGAGAAAATGATGTGCCTGAGGGATTAGACATAGATGATTTTGACGAAGTCCTGAACTTTATGTTAATGAGAGATTTTCAACCTAGTGTTACAAATGAGGATGTATCTCCTGCACCTGGCGCACCAAAAGAACTTAAAACATTTGAACCTAATTTCATAAGAGAGAACGCACCTGAAGCAGGACCTGCTGAGATTGAATTAATGGAATTTAAAAAAGAAAATAAATTATCTAACAATATGTCAAATGAATTTATTACTAAGGATAAACCTAAGTTTGCAGCTAATACAATATCTAGTCCTTTTAGACCTATAGGTGGTAACATGTCTGACGCTAAACGTGCGGCACTAGCTGGTGGCAATTTATATGAAGCGATTGCAACAGCAAAACGAGGTGGTAGTATAAATAAACAAGGCATAATGTATTTTGCAGGAAGGAGGAAACCATAATGGCACCCAAAAAGAAAAATATTTTTGGAGGTAAAAGTTTATCCGAACTTAGAAAAAGTATTGGTTTAGATAAAGATAAAAGTAAAGCTAGTACAACTAAAAAAGAAAGAGATAAAAATTTACAGTATGATTATAAAAAAAAAGATGTTGAGCGTATAAGCGATCCAGAAGCTGGTGACTTTACCACAGCGGAAGGTGTAGCGTATTCTTTAGGTCAAGGTGATTTTAAACCTAATTTCAAAGCTCAACAAACTCCTTCTACTTTTGTTAAAGATTTAAAAGATGCTTATAAATCAGGATTATTTACTGGTGGCACAAAAACAAAAGAATTTATGAATAAGTATAATCTTGATCCTCAAGACATTGTTAAATTAAGAACAGGTATAGATCAAGGTTTAGGCGTAAGAATTGGATCTGGTGCTGGTGGTAATGTTTTAACAGATGTTGTGCGTGACTTACGTAATGAAGGTATTCTTTCATATTCTGATACCCAAGGACAAGCATTATATGATAAGTCTCAAGATATTTTTCAACCAGGTATGACCAAATATGATAGAGAACCTATGACTGGTATTTTAGGTATGGTTCCCCTTTTAAATTTAGGTATTAAAGGTATGGATTTGATAGCTGGTGGTAGTGATAGAGGGTTAAAAGGTATTTATTATGGTAGGAAAAAAGGTTTAACAGGTGATGAACTTGAAAACTTTGCTGCTGCAGTTGCTAATGATGAAGAACTATTTAGACAAATGATGACAACTGATGAAATGCAAGATTATCAAATAGAAAAATTTAGAACAGACACTATTAAAGAAGCTATGGATAAAAGACGAAAAGATGGTGATCCTGATCCAATATCAAATATACAAACAAGCGAAGAAACTGATGAAGGCACAAGCACCACGGCTCCCGGATCAGAAACATTTACTCCACAACAACAACAAAACTTTTTTACTTTTTTTGATCCAAGTATCGGTAGGTATAGATCAGGTAGTTATGATGAATACTTAAAATTTGTAACAGCTAAAGACGGTGGTATTATTAAACTACAACAAGGTGGAGCGTTACCTAATGCACCAGGAGGTGTAGCTAGTGAAAAAGTAAAAAAAGAATTAGATGAATTATTTGATGCTAGAAAAGAAATACAAGAATTAGATGCACCTACTGAAAGTGAAAAAAAAGGAGCACAAATGATTATGTCTGATATTGATGATAAAGCAAAGGCAATATCTGAAAGAGCACAAGAGGGTATCATGAGCAGACTTAAAGATCAGTCAGCAAGAGATATTTTTATGGCTAGTAATCCTGATATAGGACCACCATTACGTGAAGATTTAAAATTATTTCCTAGATTGAAAGATTCTGGCATATCATTGTTGATGGAGGCGTTGAGAAAATCAGATATATCTACAGGATCTGCAAATCAATATTTAGAAGAAGCATTAAATAACTTCGTAGCTGCGGGCATCATACCACCCAATACAAGCTATGATCAACTTACTGATCCTTTCAAAGACTTAGTCACTAGAGAGGCTGCTAAGATAGCTGAAGCAGAGAATATGAGACAACAAATTAGTATGGATTCAAAAGCACCTAACGAGTATATGTATGAGAATCCTGTATACAAAATGATAGAGGGTCAGCCAGAACAATTTGAGCAAATGCCTCCTGTAATCAGAGGCGCACCACCTCGATCTAACGTGGATCCAAGAATGTTCAATGTAGCTGACGGTGGTATTATAGGTTTGAAAAAAGGTGGCATGAATGATATGATGGATGCCGACAGTCTAATGTTTAAAGATCCTTCTGATGAAGGAGAGTGGGAATATAATGTTTAGTTTTAATAGTAAAGATGCCATTTGGTTGGCAGGTATAGTATTGAGCTTCGGTGTTACATGGGGTATGTGGTCGGAAAGACTTAATGCTATAGAAAAAAAGGCAGATGCTGTAGCACAAATGCAACAAGACATTGCTGTTATTAAAACACAAATTGTAGCCATTGATGATAAGATGGGCTGGATGGAAGAATTTTTAATTAAAAATTATAAGGAGTTTTAGAATGGATATGGAAAGACTTTTGGCGTCTGTACGTCATAATGAAGGTTACCGCAACAAGGTTTACCTCGACACATTGGGAAAGAGAACTGTGGGGGTCGGGCACCTTTGCGTTGAAGATTTTTGGGAGGATGACAAAGAATATGAAGAGTCATTTTTGATGGAGATATTAGAAAAAGATTTAGAAAATGCTATATCAGGTACTGAAGAGTTGCTTGGTGAATACACCGTACACGATCACTGTAAAGAATTATTGGTTGAGATGGTTTTTCAGCTTGGAAAAACAGGCGTCAGTAAGTTTCGTAACATGTGGGCAGCTTTAAAAGAAAAGACACCACCAGATTATAAGACAGCGGCGGCTGAAATGCTCGATTCTCGTTGGGCTAAGCAAACACCAAATCGTGCAAAACGCATGTCGGATATAATGGCTAGTTTAAGTTAGGAGGATATCATGTGTACTTGTTGTGAACATTGTAATGGCGAATGTATATGCAGATAGATGAAATACATTCTAATAATATTTTTGTTATTCGCAGGTAAGGCCTGGAGTGAAACAAACACCGTGTCTAGCACGGTGGTAAACAACACGCCGCCAACTGCGAATGCACCAGTTCTGCCCAATTCTAACAGTGATATTTGTAAAGTCGGTATTGGCGGAGCAGTTCAAAATAATGTCTTAGGTATCGCTACAGGCGTTCTCGTAGACGATGAGCTGTGTCAGCTTCTTAAGCTAAGTAGATCCCAATTTGCCTACGGCATGAAAGTGAGTGCGGTGGCTATCTTGTGTCAGGACCCTCGTGTGTGGGACAGCATGACAGACGCAGGCAC